GTCATGCTCGACAACATGAGGCATTTCCAGCAGGTAGCCCTTGATGCAGAGGCTGTCATCGAAAGCATGAATGTAGAACAGGTCGCTTCGCTGGGCCAATCTCATGAAGATCAATTCAAGGCGTTGCTGGCTAAGGTGAAACAGGCGGCCGGCCTTCGGGTTATGGCTCATGAATGCGCTCGTGATGCGTCGCCATACGTACATGCCAAGCTTAGCGCTGTTACCGTCAAAGGCGACCCTGAGAATCCCCTGGAAGTCGTCACCATGACCACCCAGGACCGAGCCCGGGCATTTGCTGCGTTTGTGGCAAAGACGAAAGCGAGCGGGAAATGAGAGACCTGGTTTGGTGGCGCTCTGACGAGGCCAAGGACGCAAGAGCCAAGCTATACTTGGCAGAGCTTTTGTTCCGCAACCCCGACAACCGGCGCGAGGAATACAAGACCGGGCATATTCCTGAATGGCCTGCTGTTTTCCACTACTGTACGACTGATGACACGCCTTATTGGGTTGAGGTCAAGGTTGCCATCCACGCCAGAGATTATGCCCGTGATGACTTGGGCGGCCACATGAACGAAGCGGCAAAGAAATTGGCTGCGGGTTAGATGACCGACAAGCTTATCTTTGGAACCCTCGTTGCCGGAGATGTTATCCATCTCGACCCGCGCTGTTTGCCTGAGTTGCGGATTATCTCAGCGGAAGAGGCCAAGGCAATCGAGGACGCCGATCCCATACCGCGACGGCAGTTCGTGGTGAGTTGGGGGAAAGACAAGACCGGCGCTGTCCCGGAAAGCTAGCATCACGCCGGCTCAACGGCAAATCTCAACAGGACGCCCATGGATCATTACATGAAAGCATGGGGTCTATTTGTGGCGCTATTTGTCGTGGGCTTGGTCAGCGCTGTGATCGTGCAACGGGCTGTCGTTCAGTCGCGATTGTTCTATCGGCTAGATAATCGTATAACGGTCTATCGGCTGTATAGCTTCTGGCTTTGTTCGGTCGATTTGGAAACATGCAATCGTTTCATGCAACGCAGGTTTGCCCACGGCGGGTGATTTAGCCGCTAACCGCCGTCTAACGGCAACCTCATAGGAGAACTAAGATGAAAGTAACCCGTTTTTCCGGGCTGCTTGCCGTTGCTCTGACGGTAGGCTCTGTGGCTGCATATGCGGCTGGTAACTATTCGATATACCCCATTGTCGGCGGCGCATCGTTCTGCGCCTCGACTGTTTCGGGGGCTGGTGGGTTCACTGCCCAGGGCAACACCAACAACGTCAATCCGACAGGCCAGGGTCAAGCCACGTCGGGTTCGCTTTGTGCTCAGACCGTGCCTGCAGGTCCGCCGGCCCTTACGGGAACCGAGCTCATTCCGATGGACACCGGATTGGCCGGTAGCGCCCCTCCTCAAACCGTCGTTATTCCGTCCACGCTGCTGGCTAACGGATATGGTGGCACGACTGTATTTTCGACCACCGGCACGACTGCGTTGGTTCAGGCCTCGGATGGCATATCGAATCTGATCTATTCCGGCGCCGGCACCGCGACCTTTACCAGCTTCAAACTGCCGCCGAATCCGATCACCAACCAGACCTTTTGCTTGTCGGATGCTGGAAGCGGTATCCTCACCCTGTCTGCCGTTGCGGCTGGCACCAACTCCTTCGGCAACACCCCCACTATCACTGGTGTCACGCCGACCAGCATTCCTGTCATGACCGCGGTCGGTACTGCCGGCACGGCTACCCTGGGCAAGAACTGCTGGCTCTATCAGGCTGGTGCCAGCAATACTGGCGTGTGGTATCGGACGCTCTGAAACGAAGCCCGGCAAATGGATATCAGCAACGCTGAAGCCTATTTTGCTGGAATGTCTCCAGCTGAGCAAGAGAGGTTTCTTGCTCAGCTTAGCCCTGCTGATTTGAAAGAATTCGATAGGCTATTGCTCAGTTCCGGTGCGCTCTGGGACTGGGATGCTTTCGCAAGGCCAAATCAGCTTCCGCCTGTCGGAAATTGGATCACATGGCTGGTTCTTGCCGGCCGTGGATTTGGCAAAACCCGGTGCGGAGCTGAATGGGTACGGGACGAGGTAACGTCCAAGCGCGCTAGTCGAATTGCATTGATTGCCGAGACTCAAAAGGATCTCGAAGAGGTTATGTGCTTCGGGAATAGCGGGATCTATTCAGTATTTCCTCCCCACCAAAAACCGAAGATCACCAAGAAGCCTATTCGGGTTGAGTTTCATACTGGTGCTATCGCTTATGGTTATAACGCGACTGAGCCGGACCAGTTGCGAGGTCCGCAATTCGACCGGGCTTGGTGTGATGAATTTGCCAAATGGCGGTATAGCCGCGAGACATGGGATCAACTCCAGTTTGGCATGCGACTTGGTGAGCATCCGCGCCAGATCATTACGACTACACCCCGTCCGATCCCGGTCCTGAAGGAAATACTCGCGGCGCCAACTACGGTAGTCACGCGAGGGGTGACCCTTGAGAACGAGGCCAATCTGGCTGCCCCGTTCATCAAGTACATCACCGAGAAATATGCCGGCACGCGCTTGGGACGGCAGGAACTCTCGGCTGAGATCCTGGACGACGTGCCAGACGCATTGTGGACACGGATGGCACTCGACCGCGATCGGCGTCATCCCGATCAGGTGCCAATCCTGAAGCGGGTTGTTGTTGCGATCGATCCGGCGGCAAAAAAGAATGACATGCCGGAAGACGGGGCAGCCACTGGAATTGTGGTTGCTGGCGTTGGCGAAGATAATCGCGGTTATGTGCTGGATGATGCTACTTGTCGTGAAAGCCCGAATGGCTGGGCGAGAATGGCAGTCGCGTGCTTCGACCGGCATCAGGGTGATTGCATCGTCGGCGAAATAAACAACGGCGGAGATATGGTTGCTGCCACGGTGAGGGCGGTTCGGCCTACCGTTCCATTCAAGGAGGTTCATGCCTCCAAAGGCAAGTGGACCCGGGCTGAACCAGTTGCGGCGCTCTATGAGCAGGGCCGCATCAGTCACGTCGGAACCTTCGCCGCGTTGGAAGATGAGATGGTCAACTTTGGTCCTAACGGCATGGTTGGTGAGATGTCCCCTGATAGAGTCGATGCGCTTGTTTGGGCGTTAACCGAGTTATTCCCGGTCATCACCAAGAAAGTCACGGAAAAGAAACCGTTAGTGCGATCCTTGCTGCCGACATTGGAAGACCGCAACGGCCACGGCTGGATGGCGAGCTGATGAATTTTTGGCAGCGTCTGCGATATGCGATAAAATATTGGCCGATCGAATGGAGGTGGATATTTAATAGGCCGTTCCGCGATGCGTCTTGGACGCGCGACTAATGGCATATCCGGCCGATGGCAGCGATGATAACCCGACACTAACCGGAGATACCAGGATCGTTCACCGGGCCCGCCAGCGCTTCCTGCGCTGCAAGGAATGGTATGACACGGCCTACCGGCGAAGCCTTGAAGACACCAAATGCGCCTACCAGGATGACCGTAACCAATATGGCTGGGACGACAAGATTTGGGCTGACCGCACGAACAAGCGCAAGCCATGCCTGACTATCAATATCATCGAGCCGCATAACCGGCTGGTGATCAACGAGTCGATGCTGAACAAGGCCTCGATCCGGATCAGGGCGACGGGTGGTAAAGCGACCGCAGATGCGGCTGAGGGAATGCAAGCGCTGATCGACCGGACTGAATATGTCTCGTCGGCGACGATTGCCTATCGCACCGCAATCACGCACCAGGTTGATGGTGGATTTGGCTACCTGTTTCTGGAAACGGCTTTCGTCAACGACAAATCGTTCGACCAGGATATCTATATCCGTGCTGCCCCGGATCCGAGGGCGGTTTATCTCGACCCGGACGCGGAAACCAAGTCACCGGATGGAAGCGACGCGCAGTTCGGGTTTATTTTCGACAAGTTATCGCGCGATCGGTTCAACCGCGAGCATCCCAAGTTCAAGGACAAGGTAGGGATGTCTACCCTTGGTCAAGATGCGCTCTGGCTGGGCGACAAGCATGTATTAGTTGCCAAATATTTCGAGCGCGAGGCCAAAAACGACGAGCTGATCTGGTTCAAGCTGCCTGATGGCACCGAGTTTCGCGGCCACCGGTCAGAGATGGAAGAAGATTCCGGCAAAGAACTCGTCGATATGACGATCGAGAAGATCGATTCTGGAGAGATCGAGGGCAAGTACCGTGACGTTATCACTCAGAGCGTCAACTGGTATCTGATCGGAGGCGATTGCATCCTGAAGCGCGGTGACAAGCCGGAAACCCGCTGGATCGGCGAATACGTCCCGATCATCCCGTGTTACGGGCTCAAGACTATCATCAACGGCCAGATGGACTGCAAGGGGCATACCAGGGCTCAGCTCTCGCCGCAGCAATTGCTCAATTACAACGCTTCAGGCTCAGCACAGTTCGGCGCATTGCAGACCAAGACGCCATGGATCGGGCCGATAGCCGCGTTCGAGACTAACGAAAAGGAATGGGCGAACGCCAATATCGAGGACTATGCCTATCTCGCCTATAATGACTTTGTGCAGGATGAAGGCGAGGAAGGAAGGCAGGTAGCCGCTCCCACCCGCGTAGAGCCGCCGCAAATCTCTCCGGTGTTCATGCAAGGCATGCAGGATGCAGAACGCTGGGCGATGATGGTCACGGGCCAGTACGAGCCCACACAAGGACAGGCTAATCCCGCAGGCGTAGAATCCGATAAGACTATCAACGCCCGCCAGCGCCCGGGCAATATAGCTACGTATCATTTCACCGAGCACCAGTACGACATGTACCGGAACCTCGGAAAGCAGTTGATCGGAATCTATCCGAAACTGTACGATACCAAGCGTATCCTTCATGTGGAAGGCGAGGATCTTTCCAAGAAGATCATCACCATTGATCCGGATGCCAAGGAAGCCTTCCAGCGCATCAAGAAGGAAACCGATGCTGCCGAAGAGATCATCTTCAATCCGCTGGTCGGCGAATATGAAGTTCTAAGCGATCCTGGCCCGAATTATGCAACCCAGCGCCAACAGGCATGGGACGCCATGACCCAGATTATAGCCCAGAACAAGGAATTGACCGCGATCATGGGCGATCTGGCGCTCAAGAATGGCGACTTCGCCGGGGCGCAGGAAATGGCCGATCGGGTCCAGAAATGGATTAAACACACCAGCCCATGGCTGTTTGATGACGGGCAGGATCCGAACCTTGCGGCGTTGCAGGCTCAGATCGCTGAAGGCCAGAAGCTTAATAGTGAGCTTATGATGAAACTGGCCGATGAAAAGCTTAAGGTCCGCGGCCGGGATGAGCGCAACGATGTCAAATCGTTCGATGCCGAAACGGCGCGCATGAAGGTGATTATCGAAGCTGCGGTGGAGCATGTGTTGAGCCAGCAACGCGCCGAGAATGAATTGCGGACACAGGCCAATCAGCACATTTTCAACGTGTTGGAACAGGCGAATGCAGCGGATATCACGCCAAGTGCGGATGAGGGTGTGCAATGAGCGATGATCCTAGGCTTGACGAGATCAAGGGCACCATCAAAAAGGGAATGTTGGCGCGGCTGAATAGCGGCGGCCCGACGATGACTATAATGGATGTGCATCCTGATGGCACTATAGAGACCACGTGGTTCACCGATGGCGGCGAAATTCGCAGCTCCGGCTTTCACCACATGGAACTGACTTTTCCCGGCAGCCGCATTACTCCGATAGAGAGATTTAGGCCAACGGCAGAGCAAGGAAATTGGTCCGCATGATTGTAGACGGCGAACGCCTCACCAACGGCGAAGTACGCAAGCTAATCAAGTTTTTTGACCATGAGTGCAAAGAAATGGCCGGCGAGTTCTTCGAGCAATGCCGGAAGGGCCTACTAGGCGATGCTGGCCGCTCAGAGAAGTTCCGTGCGTTCTGGTCCGAGGTAGGCTTCCGGTGCGGTGCCGATCCGCAGCTTTGTTATGTGGAATCGCATTACCAGAACTTTGCCGAGGATGTCCGACGCGCATTGGCTGGATTGTTGGCGCAACCGCATGTCCGCGAGAAGGACAAAGAGCAAATCCACAAGGCGCTTTGCGTTCAGGAAATCCTTGGAGCCAATTCCCAGCATACGCCGGTCCAGCTTCACAAGGACAGCCAGCAATTTGCCGGGGATGGCTACGAGGTCAAGAAGACTGCGCTGGACTTCGGCAATCATGTGGAGCAGTCCGCGATAGCTAAGCTTTTAGGCACAACCGCAACCCGACATTGAGGCTCGCATGAATATCTTGCGCCATCTCTATCTTTCAACTGCATTACGTTCCCCGGATGAGCCGGCCGCGCCTGAGCCCGACGTTATCGAGCCGGTCGCCGAGGTTGTCCCGGAGCCGGTTGCGGAGATTCCGCCTGAGCCAGAACCGGTAATTGAACCGGCAAAGCCTGAGCCTCTGCATGGAAACAAGGGTCAAACCCCATGGTTCCAGCGCGTCATTGCCGAGGTCCGTCAGGAGAAGCAGCAAGAGCGTACCGCGCGCGAAGCGGCTGAGCAGCGCGCCGCCGATCTGCAGGCTATTATTGAGCGCATGCAGGGCGGCGAGAAGCCTGAGGTAGTTACTAAGCCGCCAGCGACCTCTCGCGAGGCCCCACAGGACTTCCAAGCCGCCGTCAAGGCCCAGGCTGCCAAGGATCGTCTGTACGAAGATACGATGACCGTTCGCTCGGCTGGCGAGGGTGAATTTCCTGATTTCAATCAGTCGCTAGGAATTTTGACAGCGATCGGTGCCACCAATGACGACTTCGTTTCCGATGTGCTAGCAGTCGATAAGGCTGGCGCTCACAAAATTCTAGATAAACTCGCCAAGGACCCTGAAAAGGCGGCATCCCTGGTTGGTATGGATTCTCGCCGCCGTATTGCGGAGCTTACACGTATGGCCGACGCGCCAAAGACCGAAGTAAAGCCGGCTGCAGAGGCGCCAAAGCCTGCCGCTATTAGCCGCGCGCCGACTCCTGCGCCTCGTCTAGCGCCACTAGCTGCGGCTCCTGAAGTCGATCCAACCACGCCTGAAGGCAACGAAAAGATGTCTGATAAACAATGGGAATCCTGGTATAAATCTAAATATATGCGACGAGCCTGATTTCTAGATTTTTTACAATCACCGCCGGCTGAGTGAGCCGGGAAGTTGGGCTTGGCACACCAAGTCCTATTCGAACCGGTGCGGATGTAGCAATGCTCGTAGTACAGCAGACTAACGTTATTCTCTGCGATGTGGGACCACAGGCCACCTATTCCCTGAGATGAATCCGGAAAACGGATTTTCCCGTTAGCTCACCTTCTTCTCGTGTCGGGAACGCGAAGAGAAACCGCGACTTCGGTCGCTCCCCCAACATTCGTGCGCCCTTAGAGGTGGCGCCATATCCAGGAGCCATTTCCCATGGCCGGCAATAATCTTCTGACTTCGAGCATGATCACTCGGTACTCCGTCCCGTTATTTCTCAACTCCAACCTGTTCATGATGTCGGTCAATCGTGATTACGATGACCGTTTCGGCGTTGAAGGCGCCAAGATCGGCGCTCAACTCCGCGTCCGCATTCCGAATGACTACGGAGTGACTGACGGCCCCGGACTTTCGCTGCAGGATTCGATTGAACAGCAGGTCGTTTTGACCGTGGCAACCCAGCGCCATATCGACATTGCGTTCACGACCGCAGAGCGCACGCTGTCGATCGAGGACTATGCCGAACGCTTTATCCGGCCTCGTCTGAATAAGCTCGCTGGCAACGTCGCTCAGACGCTCATGTTCTCTTCCCAGGGGGCCGTCTGCAATGCGTCGGCCAATGTCGATTCCAGCAACAATATTCTGGGTATCAGCCAAACTCCTGTGCTGAATGCCGGCGCGCTGCTATCCGACAATGAAGCCCCCATGGATGAGACATGGAAGCTTGCGAACGATCCCCATAGCGACGCCAAGTTGGTTGGAACGCTCAACGGCCAGTTCAACCCGGCCGCTACGATCTCGGCACAATACAAAACCGGCATGATGAAAAATGCGCTTGGTTTCGATATGTTCCGAGACCAGACCGTCATCAAGCACACGACTGGCTCAGCGACTTCGGCAACGATCAACGGCGCCAACCAGTCCGGCACGGCACTTACGATTTCGGCTCTCACTGGAACCTTGAACCAGGGCGACATCATCACGGTGGCCGGCGTTCTCGCCGTCAACCGAACCACCGGAGCATCCACCGGAACCCCGCGGCAATTCACCGTGACGGCGAACGTTCCAAACGGTGGCACGTCAATCCCGATCTATCCGGCTCTGATCCCGCCGGCCTCGCAAGTCCCTTATGCCGGCCTGCCCTATACCATGCAGGCTTATATGACGGTGACCGCTACGCCGGCTAACAATGCCACCGTGACACCGTTTGCAAACGCGAGCGTTACCTACCGGCAATCCTTGGCGTTCCAGCGGGATGCGGTGTCGCTCGTGATCGCGCCGTTGTGGATGCCTCCGAGCGGCAAGGGCGTGATCGAAGCGGAACGCCATGAGTTTGACCGGTGCTCGCTGCGAAGCTTGGTTTGCTACGAACCTGGTACCGACCAGCCAATCGATCGTATCGATGTGCTCTTCGGGTATTTCTGGCCCCGCGGCGAATGGGCCGTTCAAACCCTCGACAGCCTGTAAAAGGAGCATGAACTATGGCTAACATTGACAACCCGAATCCGACGCTTCGTCGCCACCCGCAATATGGCCGGCTGCTTGATATCGATCAGCCGGAAACCCCTTTGGGCGCGCACGATGGTCTGATGCGAGACGCTGAGACCGGTCGTCTGGTCGGCATCGAGCAGGTACCGGCTATCCCACATCCTGAACTCGGCGCGGAATATCCGCGATGGGTCACGCCGCATGAATCTCATGTGAGCATTCGCCAGCCCGACAGTGAAGAAGTCGAAGGCGAGAAAAAGGCTGAGAAATCCAAACTGAAAAAGGATGGCGACAGCCTGATCGTTCCTCGCGATTCAGTCGTCAGCGTTCCCGGCTTTGAGCATCATGTTCGGCGCCATGACGGCGCTATCACAGTTCTTGTCCACGACAAGGACGAGGAAGGGCGTGCGATGGGCGAGCATTCGGACGATCATAAGGATGTTATGCCCGTTGATGCTTCCGAGAAGGCCGAGGCGGAACGTATCTATGAGCGCGAAATGGCGATCATCAAGGCCGAGCATCGTGAACGGCGTTTGGTCGAGATTATTAAGGAGCGCCGTGAAGCAGCGGTTGTCCAGGCCGAGAAAGATCTCGAAGAGCAGCGCAAGCAGGTCGAGGCGCTGAAGAACGAGCCGAAAAAGGTGGACGAGCCTGAACTGGAACCGCAGGACTCTACGGATCATAACACCATCTTGGGGGCTAATAATCCGTTCCAGCCCACCACCCCCGTAAAGTCCGGAGTATAAAATCATGGTTGAATATTTAGATCCTGAGATTGCCGGCGAGGGCCAGTCGGCTAATAACTGGACGCCAGGCACGTGGGCCAATGACGTGCCAGCCGGCGAGGAGTGGCAGCCCGATATCGAGCCCCCCCGCATTAACGACTATGCGGCGTTCAAGAAACATAAGCACTACGGCAAATATTTCCGGCCGTATCGCTATACGCCGTTCCCGGCCCTGGTCTATCACCTTAAGCTTGGTGAGAAACACGTCAAAACCAGGGAAGAGGCGATCGCACTAGGGTCGTCTTGGACGCCGTTCATCCCCGTATGGGACCATGACGTACTGGGTCGAAAGACCATCAAGACCGATCAAGAGCGCGCCGAGTTAGGCCTTGGCTGGACTCCTGCCAAATTTGATCAGTCCAGCCATAAGTGGATACGTCTGATCGACATGACAGGAAAATCCCTGCCGGTTAAGTCGGAAACGCAACGTCTCGCAGAAGTGGTCGCGCAGGCTCTTGCGTCCAAGGAAACTGGCTCTGGCGGCATTGATGCGACAGCTATTGCGGCGGTTGTTGCGGCGGTTATGGCTGCAACCCAGGCTCAGAAGCCGGTTGAAGCCGCGCCCCTCAAGGTAACCCCGATCGAAGGGGAGATTAAAGAGGGTGACGTGATTACTGGGGAGGATCGTCTTGGCGATGGGGCAATCGTTGTTCACGTCGAAAGTGACATCGAGCGGGCCGCGTTAATCGAATTGGCCGAGAAAAACGAAGTCAAGATCGACAAGCGCTGGGGCAACGACCGCATCAAGAAAGAGCTCGGCCTGTAAATGGCCAACGCTCCGGCTCAGCAGCTTCCTCTACCTACCAATGTAGGGGCGCTGCTGACCGATGCCTTGGTAACGGCTGGCGTCGTCGGGCTTGATGAGAGTATCGAGCCTGCCGTCATCAACAAGGCGTTCACGATCGCCAACCGCATGATCGCGCAATGGCAGCACGAACGTTACATGGTGTTTCGGCTGGAGGATGTTGGATTCCTGTCAACCGGAGCGCAGACCTATACCGTAGGGGCAGGCCAGAACTACAACATCAACCCGCGCCCCGATCGCCTTGAATTCGCATTCTTGCGCCAGGTCGTGAACAACGGCTCTCCGGCTCCTAACGCCGGTACGCAGCCGTTCGACTGGCCTCTTGAAGTGATCGATGCTCATGAGGACTACGCGGCGATCAGGCTCAAGACGCTGGGAACGTTTTCGTCCGCTGTTTTCTATGATCCAGGTTGGCCGATCGGATGGCTAAAGCCATGGCCGATCCCGCAAGCCGGAATCTATGAGATTCATTTTCTTTACAAACAGGTCTTGCAGCAGTTTCCAAATCTGCAAGCGACGATGATGTTTCCACCGGAATACGGCGCCGCCCTAGAATGGTGTCTCGCGCGCCGGTTCAAGGTCGCATTCCAGATGCCGCGCGATCCTGACCTGAATATTCTGGCAGCGCAGGGCAAGAACATCATTCGAAAGGCGAACGCGCAAATTCCGACTCTTCGTTATCCGCGCGAGCTCACGAGAAATGGCAGCACGTACAATTACCGTTCCGATTCTTACTAATGGCCCGTAGACTGCTCTATGGCTGGCACAATCACCGCGGCTATCTAGTCAGCCGTTACCCACCAGATTCTCCCATTCGTCCGGCAGTATGCCTAGAGACAATGGCCGAAGTGCACGACATGCTTAAGCGCCAGCGCGCCGACATCATGTGGATTCCAAAACTCACAAAAGACCAATCCGAGAAAGGATTATAACGATGCGTCGGCTTCTCATTGCTGGGTTCATGCTTTTGTTTGCTTCGATGGGCTATGCCGCGATCGGCATCATCCCTCATACTGGTTTCCAGGAGATGGATGGTGATTTCATCAACGGAATCACCCAGGGCCATAATTTTACCTTCCAGAATGGCCTGACCGCGATCGGAACTAACCAGGCGACTTCTCTTCAGCTTGCAGATCTGGTTTCGTTCCTTGAGGTTGACACCTCAAGCGCGAGCACTGGCGCGGCATTGCCGTTTGCCCTTGCCGGCATGACGATTACCGTGATCAACAATACCGCTAACAACATCACAATATATCCTGCGATCAATAATAATTCGCTGGGAGCGCAGGATAAAATCAACAACACGACCAGCTATACGCTGAATGCGAATACGGCACAGGGCTTTACGAGCGGCAAAACAGGCGTCTGGTATTCGAACTAATGCCAATCAGCCGTAGTTCCCACCTTCGGAAGGTTCGCAAGGCAATCTACGGCTGGAAGGATGGCTTAGTATTTTATACGTCGCTCAAGCCAAAATCGGAAAACGCGCCGCGAAACGCGCATATGACATCCCGGGAAGCGTTGGCTGAGGCCTCGAAACGACATCTGTCGATCATCTGGGAAAATCCGGAAGACGTTGCCTGATGGCCCAGACGACCGGCAACAACCTTCCGCCCCCGCAGGAACCATTTGTAGACCCGGCTACGGGGAATCTGTCGAGCAGTGGTTATCAATATCTGCTCAGCGTCATCAACCAAGCCAACACGAACCAAGCTACTGCAACGGTAGGCGATGGTCTAGAAGCGACCGGCACCAATCAGGCCACGGCGCTGCAACTCAGTGATCAATGGAATGAAGTCGATACTGTTGTCGCTGGTACGGGCGTATTGCTATCGGCATATGGCGTTGGGCAGTCGCAGCTTGTGGCCAATCAGGGTGCCAACGCTCTTAAAGTCTATCCACCGCCCGGCCTGCAGATCGATGCCCTCGGTTTGAACCAGCCCTATTCGCTAGGGCCTGGATCTCGCATCACGTTTGGCTTCTTCTCGGCGACGCAAATCCGCTCATGAAAATCCCGCTCAATTCCGGAGCATATCAAAATCGGTCACTAATTGCCAATGCGCAGCGCTCGGTGAATGTGTTTTGCGAGAATAATCCGGAAGAGGCAGATCCGGAATCGCCATTCACCCATTATGTGAGACCGGGAAATAGACCTCTCGGCGCTCCTCCGGTGCCGGGGAGGGGCCGCGGAGTATTTCGAGTTTCCAATGGTGATCTATACGGGGTGGTTGGTCCCAACGTTTATTACATCAACCCGAATTGGCAGTTCACCGAGCTAGGACAGATTCAAAACCAGTCCACTCCGGTATCGATGGACGATAACGGCCAGTCGAACGGTAATGAAATCGTCCTCGTCGATAACAGCCCGCTAGGCTACCAGATCAACATGACCTCGCGTCAGATGACGCAGATCGTCGATACGACGGGATTGTTTACTGGCGCGACGCGGACACAGTTCTTCGATACGGTTTTTAGCTTCAATCAGATAGCGACTAACAACTGGTATGTGTCGCTATCCGAGCAGGTAGCGTTCAACGCGCTCGACCAGGCTTCGAAAGGAACATTTGGCGATCCGATTCAAACACTGATCGCATGCCAGCGCACGCTTTGGCTGATCGGAACAATGACATCAGAGCCGTGGTTCGACGCGGGAGATCCGATCTTTCCTTTCGAGGAAGTATTTGGCCAGATCGTTCCACACGGGACAATCGCCCCTTATTCAGTCTGCACGATCGATGTTAACGCATTCTTTCTATCGCAGGATAAGGATGGACGCGCTATCTTCCTGATGATCGAGGGTTATGGGGCCAAGCGCGTCTCGACCTACGCGCTGGAAGACGAGTGGCTGACCTATCCCACTTTGACCGATGCGATCTGCTACACCTACCAGCAGGGTGGCCATAGCTTCGTTGTGATCCACTTCCCCTCGGCTAATAAGTCGTGGGGATTTGATCGTGCTACTAGTCAATGGCATGAGCGAGCCTATACCGACAAGAACGGTAAGTTAAACCGAGAGCGTGTTGCGTTCCATGCTTTCGCCTACGATACCAACGTCGGCATGGACTGGCAGACCGGCCAGATTTACGCACTCGACCCGAACTACGCGACGGATAACGGGCAGCCGATTTCCTGCATTCGATCGTTCCCGCATGTCGTCAATGAAATGCACATGGTTACGCTACCGTGTTTCACGGCTGATATGGCAACTGGGACATTGGCAGGATCGGCAGAAGTCCCGCAAATTTCTGGAGCATTCAGTTCTGGATTTGGTACGCAGTCGCCGGTCGGCATCACGGTAACGCCTGTTCCAGGATCAGGATGGACCGAGGTATCGAGCGGCGTTCCGACGTTAGGCAAAAATCTATCTTGGGGGCCGCAAGCGGTCGCACTCCCTCCGCAGGTCTCGCTACGTGTGTCAAAAGATGGCGGCGAGACGTTCGGAAATTACCGCACCAAACAATTAGCGAGTGCTGGACATTATAGATCGATGTTGCGGTGGCGCGGGTTAGGACAAGGCAGAGATTTTGTGTTTGAGCTTAGTTGGGTCGCAGGGATGACGACGGGTTTAAATCAAGCGTTCCTCGACCCTCCAATCGTGCATGCCGCATGATCCACCGATCGTTTGATGCGTCAGAGATTAACCCAATATTGAATGACAGTTCTGTTTTTGAGGCGATAAAACTGCCGGGCATGAAGCCAGATATCGATATGTCGGCGATCGTCTCGAACCCGCTCAATGTGCTGCTAGTGTCGGAAGGTGGCGGCATCATCTTCGCGCAGGCTGAGCCGGGAATCTATGATGTCCATACCTCGTTTCTGGAAAATCACCGAGGCCGACATGCTATCCGTGCTTCACGCGAAGCCTATCGCTGGATGTTCACCCATACCGACTGCATGATTTTGCAGACCCGCGTTCCAGCCTTCAACAAGGCTGCTGAAGCGTTCTGCAAGATGGTGGGAGCCACACTGGAATTCACCCGCAAGGGGTCATGGCCAATCGAGCCAGAGCCGGCCGATATGTCCTATTGGTCGCTGAAATACGAGGATTGGGTGCGGAGCGCATCGTGTTTGGTCGCAAGCGGTCGCGCCTTTCACCAACGGCTTGACGAAGAGTTCGCACGCCATAAAGCACTCCATGAAAAACATCCCGACGAGGAATGCCATGATCGCTACGTCGGGGCCTGTGCTGAGATGATCTATGCAGGCCAGCCAGAAAAAGCGGTCGTTCTCTACAATCGCTTTGCCAGATTTTCTGGATACGCCACCATATCTATGGTGAGCAGATCTCCCCTGTTAATTGACATCGGGTCGGCTCTGCTTCTTGTCGAAGATAGTTCATTTAAGGTGATCCAAGTCAGATGACAAAACACCGTGCAAAAAAAGGACTGCCAATAAAAGAGAAGTTTGAGCACTTCTTTGTCAAAGGTGGCGATGACGAATGCTGGCATTGGAATGCCAGATTGAGTCCAAAGGGCTATGGATGTTTTAGTTGGGGTAAGAAGACGTGGTTTGCACATCGCGCATCCCTTCTGATTTATAGAGGTGAAACGGTCCCTGAAGGGATGGTTACTCTTCATTCATGTGATAATCCCTCTTGCGTTAATCCCAAGCATCTATCGATCGGAACAAATAAAGAGAACCAAATAGATTCTTGGTCGAAAAATCGCAGAAAGAAAGATTGCAAGTTAAAACCGTCAGAAGTGCTGGAAATACGCGCTTCGACGGAACGTCAGGTCGATCTTGCGGAGCGTTACGGCGTTTCACAGGCGGCCATATCTCTCGTAAAGCTTGGGCATAATGGAAATAGCATTCTTCTTATGTCGGAGGATGCTTGAATGCCGACAACAGCCCTAATCGCCGCAGGAGTTGGCGCCGCCGGTTCTCTCGGTTCGGCACTGATAGGATCCAGCGCTTCGAAGAGCGCTGCTTCGCAACAGGTTGCCGAACAGCAACAGGCGCTTGCCCAGCAGCAAAGCATGTTCGGCACCGCGCAGAACGCGCTGAATCCGTTTATTTCGGCCGGCCAGAGCGTCTTGCCCACCTTGCAGGGCCTCATTACGCCGGGCGCCAACCAAAACGCGCTGCTATCGCAGACCCCTGGATTTCAGTTCGCCTCACAATATGGAACGATGGCAGCAACGAACGCGCTTGCGGCCAAGTCCGGGGCCTCCGCAGGACCGCTTGCGGCAGCCATTTCTCAATACAACAACGGCCTGGCGCAAAATACTTGGGGCACTACGATCAATGCGTTGCAGGGATACGCCAACACAGGGGCGAATGCTGCGGGCTCTCTTGCAGGCAATGCTATCGCCAGCGGCAATGCACAGGCCGGCACGCTTACCAATACCGGTAACGCTCTGGCCTCTGGCACGCTTGGCAGCGCTAATGCGCTCTCAGGCGGCCTCACGGGGGCTGCCGGTTCGGCATCGAATGCGCTGCTCTACAGCCAGCTATTCGGAAACGGTGGCGGAAATAGCCTCTACACGCCAAGCCAGATTGGTAATATCGGCAATATGAATGCGGCCAGCGTGACGAATGCTCAGTCGAACGCGTACGGTCAAGCGATGGGCTTCACCTGATGCCGAACGCACTTGATAGCGGCATGCCGCCGCCTGCACAGGCGCAGCCCGGCGCGCAGGCCAACGGTTTGCAGCCGAGCGGCCCGCCGGCCAGTGGCGCAGCGCCTCCAGCAGCCCCACCGCCGCCCCCGACGCACGAACAGACTGTGGCTGCGCTGCGCCACTTCGACGCGATCAAGGGTGAGCTGACAGTGCTGTTGAAAGATCCTGCGGCCGGGCGGTCCGATTTAAAATCCAAGATCATCGACGGCGTGACCAAGCTTGTCTCGGAGCGAATTTTATCTGCTCCGCAAGCCGTGCAGCAATTGGCTCAAGTACCCAGCGACCCCTTGCAACAACGCAAATGGATGCAGACCATGCTGGCGCAAACGGTGCAAGCAGAACAAGGCATCGTTGAGCATCACCGCAATACCAATTTGGGCTCTGGCGATTGGGCTACTGAGGCCGCACAGCACCACAACACGAATCCAGATGAGCACATGGAGCATATGAAGGCGTTGAGCGCGAACTACTCAGGGATGGCGCGCTGATGCCCGACGTTCCCGCCCCGACCTACCCGTCGTTTTCGCCATCGCAGGGCGGCAGCAATGCACTGTCTGGCGACCCGGCTAGAGTAATCGGGATGGTTGGGCAACTTAATGCCAACGCTCTCTTTCAGCAGCAGTTCAATGCGCGAAAGGCAATTGGACAAGCCTATCAAGGCGCCATCGGCGACGATGGTTCGATCGATACCCAAAAGCTAATGCAAGGCATCAAGGATAATCCGGACGCCGGGTTTATGGCGGGCGAGGCGTCTGCTGGCGCTCTCGATCGCCAAGGTAAGCAGATCGATAACGCCCAGAAGATGTTTGGCCTACAGGCCGGGCAGAATAAGGTGCTTCTGGATGGCATCGGATCGCTCGCCGATAAGCCAAATATCTCGGATGAAGATTTGCGCAACTTCGCGGTGACATCGGCGCGCAACAGCGGCGTGCCTACCGCGACGATTCTGTCGGTGGTTGGCAACGCCCCGAAGGATCAGGCTGCGCGTCATGAGTGGGCGCGAACTATTCAGAACATGGCGATCGGATCAAGTGGAATTGCGCAGCGCGTTACGGCCCCTCCTTCACCTGGGGGCGCTCCGCAACAGAGCACACTCGGCTCTGCGAACTACGGTGGCACGTCGCCGACTGGCCTGTCTCCCGCAGCAGCGGCAACAAGCGCACGCTCGGGCGAGGCTTATTCCGCAGCTAGCGAAGCTGCAGGAAATTATGGACAGCGCGTCAACCCGCTCCGACAGGCCATCCCGATTCTGGAGAATATGAAAGAGACCGATATCGGACCAACATCCGAGCGGTGGAACGACATCAAATCTACTGCCGTCAGTCTTGGTGCAGGCAAGATCGCTGGAATTGATCCATATCAGATCAAGGATTTCAACGAACTCAAAAAATATTTCAACCAGTATTCGGCGCAGGCGGCGGCGACACTCGGTCCAAAAACGAACGATGGTCTCGCTACGGCGGTTACGTCCAATCCGAACGTTCATATGGACAAACTGTCGGCACTTGAGCTTTCCAAGGTGGCGCTCGGTGTCGAGCGGATGCGACAGGCTGGCGTCCTTGAATTCAATTCGAAGGTCGATCGCGGAGAAGCTGACCCGTCCACCTTCAATAAATTCATGGTGGATTGGGGTACCAAGCAAGATCCTCGCGCATTCGTTTATGATTTGATGAGCAAAGACCAGCAGAAAAAGCTCAAAGAGACGCTGCCTCCTTCGGAACTTAACAAAATACGCAATGGCATGAATATCGCTGATCGTCACGGGTTGCTCGGAGATGTTCACTCACAATGAGCGATGATATTCTCGATCGATATTCCCGAGATAGTCAGGCCGCTCCTGTTGCTGATGGATCGTTCACGCCTGACGACATTTTCAATAAATATGACCGCGCGCCCGAAATCGTAAAACGAGACGGCAAGCCAACCAAAGTTATCATGCAGCTTGATAGTCCTGTATCGAAGGCTGAGGAGGCTATGTCCGGTTTCAATGACCGGATGGCAAGTAGCGTTCCAATCCTTGGGCCTTTGGCTGATAAAGCAGCCGCGGCAACTGGCGCGGCGATTCAGCCTGTAACCGATCTGATCCGACAAGGACTAGGCAAGGATCCTCAATACGCCAATACCTCGTTTGCCGATCGATATGCGAACAATCTGCAAGCCCAAGATACGAGAAATCAGCAATACGGGGAACAGCACCCGATAGCATCCACGGTCGCGGACGTGACTGGAAATGCGATGCTACTCGGCCCCATGTCTGAGACGCCAGTTGGTGCCCGCATGATGGGTATGGTTGGAAATTCTCTCGGTGCTCGCGTTTATCAAGGCGCTGCCGGGATGGGGGCGCTAGAGACCGGAAATCAGCTTGTGCAGGGCAATAACCCGCTTAATCAGGGTCTATTTGGCCCGGTGCCTCTATCGATGGCTGGCGGCGCATTAGGGCCGATGGCCGGGCACGGCATCACGGCGGCTGGTGATGCAATCGCAAGCTGGCTGCCGCGGACCACAGGCGAACTTGCTGGAGTCAATTCGGTTGGCCGAAACATGCTCGTTAACGCAGTTGAAGGCGAAACACCCGCATCGATTATGCAAGCGAAAAAGACCTACGGACCAGCAGGCATGTTGGCGGACGTGAATAACGCAACGACTGATATTGCTGGAGGCCTCGCTGATATTCCCGGTCCTCACAAAGAAGCGATTAGAGAAGCGTATCGCATCCGCGCGGCGGGGCAGGCTGATCGCATTGAGCAGTCACTCAATAAGAATACGGTGCCTTATACCAACATGGCGAATCTAACTCGCTCGATTGAGCAGGCTAGGGCAACAGGCGCCGATCCGCTCTATAATCAATTCCGGACGATGCAAATTCATCCGACCAATGAGATAAAGGCATTGATACCGCGCCTTGAATCTTCTGGCGCCTTCGACAAGGCGGAAGAGCTTTCCGGCATATCGGGACGCCCGATCAACCGTAACTTCTTCACGGGAGGTCCTCAGAAGGCGTTCCCGACTGCAGAAACGTGGGATTACGTAAAGCGCGGGTTGGATCGCAGAATCGGGGACGCACTCGACAAGACAAAGCCAGATAAGGATTTGGCGCGCGAGCTGCTAAATTTGAAATCTGACATGCTTTCAGCCATCGACAAGACGCCGGCTGGACAGGTCTACCGTCAGGCGCGCGAAACATACGCAGAGCCTTCAGAGTTGCTTCACCAAATCCAGGAAGGTAAGAAAACGTTCAGCCGCTCAACCGACAAGGAAGAGTTGGCCCATGAACTGAACCAGCTTTCCGGCCCAGAGCTGGCAGCCCGTGTTCAGGGCGCGCGTAAGGCCATCCAAGACATGCTCGAGTTAAGCGTTCGTGGCGACACGACGGCTCGCAATACCCTCTTGGCGCGGTCAAATCGTGACAAGCTAGAGATGCTGTTCGGTGATAAGCGGTCTGGTCGCCTAATCGATGATTTGGAAGCGGAAGTTAAGGGAAAAAATCAGGTTCAGAATGTTATTGGGGGAAGCCAGACGACGCCCAAGAAAGAGCGCGTCAACGCACTGACGCCCGCTCCCGGGGAAATGGGATATTTCTCAAACCTCAACCTGACTAAGCCGACTTCTTTCATTCCCGAGTGGATGAGCCCTCACACCATCATGGAGGGGGCGCGATCTGCCAGATACGCGGACGCCTACCAGCAAATTGCACCCCTTCTAACCCGCAAGATGGGTGACAAAAACTTCAATGCTCTTGTTCAGGATTTGATGGACGAACAGTCAAGAGGCGCCGCCCTTCATAACCGACTTGCGCGGGTGGGGACGGCTTCGACGTTTCCCGTATCTCTAGGGACGCGGAATGCTCTTCTTGGCCCTCGACGCGACCAGCAATGAATTGAACGATGCCGCCCAGCACGCTCGTCAAGAAAATGATGATGAGCGCCTTGGGGCCAGAATCGAAACCATTCAATCTAGCCCAGATGAGGATGGCAAAACCGATCCCAGTAACGGGAAGAATAAGTCTGCCGCGTTTCGTTAGTAGGCGCTCTCTCATCTAATCGGAATTCCCTTAAATGAAATTCAAAACCGCCATCGCCGCAGCCTTTGCGGTCGCCTTGTCGTGTGTGCAGGCCTTCGGGCAGGCCACGATATTGCCTCCGGGAGAAACGTGCTTCCAAGCCACGGCTGGAATCAACGGTATGGTCGGGCTTCTCGGCTCGATCACGGGCGGCAGTTCCTACACAAATGGCACCTATGGCGGGGTCGCTTTAACGGGCGGATCCGGGACCGGTGCGACTGCGAATATAACAGTTTCAGGAGGGATTGTCACCGCCGTCATAATCCTCAATCCCGGCATTCAGTACGTCGTCGGAGACGTTTTAAGCGCCCCTGCAGCCTCAATAGGCGGCACTGGAAGCGGTCTTTTGATCCCGGTGGCCTCTACCTCGATCAATTCGTCGCTGGCTGGCGGGTCAGTTGGGTTCTACATCCCGAATACCCAGACCTATAAGCAGACATGGCAGGATGCCGGGGAAGTCACCCTCAACCAGAACCCCGTCCCGCTCGATCAAAACGGCTGTGCGGTCGTTTATGGTGCCGGCATCTACCTCATGGTGGTGCAGGATAGCCTTGGGAACACAGTATACACGAAACTCACGGCTTCGACCTCTCCACAGGGGATATTCTGGGCTGGCCTAGCTACTGGCACTGGCAACGCTATCCAGATCACCGATACGTCATTCGCATTGCAGGACGGCGCAGCAATCCAGTTTCGGGCTATTGCTTCCAATACCGGACCCGCAACAGTACAAGTTTCTGGAGGTGCGCTGCTTCCGATCGTAGTAGATACAACTTCTGGTCCAGCAGCCTTATCAGGAGGCGAGATCGATGCCTTCAATCAGCCGCTCATCGTTTATGATTCTACAAACAGCGAATTTCATCTGGTTAATCCGGCAGAATCAACCTCGGGCAGCGGCGGCACATCATCCGGGCTCGCGCCACCTCAAGGTTATCTCAATCTGGTGGGGCAAGCCTCCGGAGATGTGGTGCAGACTGGTGACGTGGTTGGCGTCGCCACGATCTTTTATTCGCCCTATAACGGCAATCAGATTCCGATCTGGAACGGGTCGGCGTTCAAAGGTATTACATTCTCGGAATTGACGGCGACGCTGACAAGTGCCGGAAGCGCTGCTTCAGCCATTCAGGACTCCTGTGTATTCTCCAACAACGGAGTTCCGACGCTAGTTACGGGTCCAGCTTGGTCCGTCCCAACAGCGGGGTCGGGGAGCCGGGGAACGGGAGCTGGTACCGCGCAGCTCACGCGGTTGCAAGGGATCTGGGTCAATTCGGTTTCGATCGTCGGCTATAACGGGCTATCGTCTTATACCATCCCGGCCAATCAATGCACTTATGTCGGATCTCTCTCGATTGATTCAACGGCGGGGCAGGTCTCGGCTTATCGAACGGTCGGACAAAACCGCAAGTTCGGCATCTGGAACGCCTACAATCAACAGAACATTATCCAGCAGGAGCAGGATTCCACCGGAAGCTGGACCGATGGCGGCGGCAATCGATGGATCGTTTCCAACAATGGAAACACCAACAATGTCATTACCACGTTCACGGGCTTGCCGGAACAAGTAGTCGATCTCGATTTCAGCCAGAACGCGACGTTTGCCGCCTTAAGCTCGGCGACGGTTTCGGCTGCGATCAGCATTGGCATCAACAGCAATACGTCATCGCCGGCTCCTGCTTCGTTCTGTGCAGCGGGAGCAATGACGTTCAATCCGGGATCTGCGAGCAGCGCCCTATCAGGGGGCAGCCTGAAATCGAAGTGCATTTTTCCCCCGGCTCTCGGCATCACGACAATCTACCCTCTTGAAAATCCTGCCTTCGGCGGCGTCACCACAAATAACGTCTCCTATTTTGGCAGCAACCAGATGCTCCTGACCGCGCAGTACCGCGGATAATTCCGGAACAATTTGAAATGATCTCACGACGCATCATCGCGGCGGTCGCACTGCTATGCGCCATGACTGGGTATAGCCATGCGCAGGCACCTTATACCGCTGTACAGTTGAACGCACAGGTCAGCGCAAATTTCCCAGACAATATGAATTTCCAGATTCTTCCGCTTAACACGCGGACGATCTCCGACAATATCATCAATTCGATTATGCCGACCGCTCCTGTGGTGGCTGGCAATCTTGCTTGCTTCAATGGAACTACCGGGTTGCTACAGGATTGCGGGGTCGCGCCTTCAGCTCTCAATATCCAGGTTGGGAATACGGCGATCACGGGCGGCACATCGGGGCGTGTGGTATATGATAATGCAGGTAAGATCGGAGAGTACACCAACTCGCAATTGACGGCACTGATCAATCAGGTCACATCGTCTCTGCCTGGGGCAATGCCGGCGTTTCCCAACAACACCACGACTTTCTTTCGTGGCGATGGCACCTATAACCAAGTCAATCTGGCGACCGCTGTAACTGGATTGCTTCCGAATGCCAATCTGGCTCTGGTCGGGGCGGCGACCTTCAAGGGCAATCCAACCGCGACAGCGAGTGTAGCGCCGACTGATTTCACCATCCAGGGATTGACGGCGCGCGGGGCTCCGGATGCCACGAATGATAAAATCCCGCTGTACGATAATGCGGCAGGATCGATCAAATATGTAACGCCCGGGCAGATTGCATCGTCAGCGACGGCGGGCGTGGCGACGCTAAACGGCCTGACAGGAAATCCATCTATCGTTGGAGGTCCCGGCAATACGGTTTCAGCCTCCGGATCTAGTATTGTTATCACAAGTTCGGTGATGACATTGCCGGCCGCAACTACCTCAGGTTCGGTCCAGAATACGACCGGTACGATCTCCGGTTCATCCGCCACGCTAGTGCTGGGTGCGGCTAAGGATTTCGTCAATGGCCAAGGCATCCGCGTCAATCATGCCGGGGCTTCCTTTGCCATCAACCCGCCAACTGCGCTGGCTATTACACAAGCCGGTACGTCGGGTTCAACCAGCTATCAATATACGATTGCATCGTTGGATTCGGCCGGTGGGATCGGTGCGACCATCACGGCGGTTTCTACCACGACTGGCTTTGCTACGCTGAGCAGCACGAACTTTAATCAGTTGGCTTGGACCGCTCCTGTCAGCGGAACCGCGCCTTCGGCTTATCTGGTCTGCGGTAATAAATCCGGCTCGCTGGTGCCGATCGCAGTCGTCACGCAAACCGCTTATAACGACATGGGTGTCGAATCCTGGACGCCCCCGGACTGGATTCCGTCTTCCTGTCCGATCGCCAGCGCGTTGCCGGACTGGCTGGTCACGACGGTTTCTTCGGGTGGAGGCTCCACGTCGCTGACGCTGGCGGCGAGCGCCGGCAATGCCGTCACCTCATCCTATGTCATTCATGACGATACGACGGCACTTCAAAACTGGCTGACTGCGGCCACGAACGGGTATGCATTTCTGCCGGCCGGTAGCTATCCAATCAGCAGCGGACTTACCTGTACCGGGCCGCTACGCATTGATGGTGCGGGTTATCAGGGCGATGGCGGGGCGTTGGCCGCTGGGGGCGGTTACGCAGTCCAGGGGCTTGCTAACCTCACTGGGAAGGGATCGGTTATTATTTCGGTCGCCTCTGCCAACGCGCTTACCTGCACCTCGAACTATGCCATCAAGGCTAGCAACTTCGAGATTCTCTATCCGGTCGGAGCCGCTGGATGGAACGGCAGCGCAGCATGGCCGGGAACGCAATGCCTGACCATTCAGGCAACATCAGGCAGCAGCAACGCCAATGCACAAAGCGTTGTTCGTGATGTGATGTGCTACGGCGCGGATACGCCGTTGGATATGATTAATGCATTGAATTTTACGGTTTCCAATTTCAAGGGCTATCTCGCGTGGACGTACGGTTCAGCCGTTTCTGGCGCGAATTTCCCGAGCTTCGGCGACAGTACAATAGAAAGCAGTGAGTTCAACGGCTGCTGCAATAATGCGGCTGCACTTGGCAGCGGCGGCTATCAGGCCGGGGTCATCGCGCAGGGTGGCGCCG